CTCTGATACGATCAGAAAAGGCGTAGCCATAACACAGTGAGTGTACTAATTGCGCATAATCGTCGGGACTTTTGTCGACGTGGGTCAACGCATACGCGTGCTTTCCCCACCTCGAATCCACAAACGTAGGCACATACGTTCCAGACTGCGGGTCGACCACGGTACGGTGGCCGCAGAATGCCAACGACGGCAGCTCGCCCCGATGGACGTCTCCGTCTTTAATGGTGAAACCCCACGAGTTCAAGGTACTCACGTAGACATCGTCCCACGCTTTCCCCTTACTGCGTTCGCAGGTATCGTCTCCCATCGCTATCAGAGGCGACTGACGGTAGTCATATTCGCCATCCAACGTCAGCTCAGCGGCCACACGTAGCATAACTTGTGCACGGCTGTTAAAACTGATAGTCCTCTTCCAGCCCGACTTCACCAATCCTCCCACGGTCTGCTGATAAACAGCACCATTCGAGAGTTGGAAGGTAGTCGCTTGCGCGGCTTTATAGGCTTCTGAGAACTCAGCCCAGAACAGATCTGCATCAACGGCGCTTACTCCAGAATCATCCCCAAGACGTCTGGTAACAACTTCATCGGCTGCGTACAGCCATGCCGGGACTGTCCAGTCCCACTGCGATTTGTCCATCTCGAGCCAGATCTCTCCGGGTCGATGGAGACTTCGAATCATAGCATCCCACTCGCCTCCGTAGAAGGCCATCCCGATCTTGGTCGGAATATCATGGTGTGCGTCCTTCTCAGCCTCAATGGTTGGATCAAATACAAACGCGTCGCGCACTTGCCGATACCAATCAGGTCCCCAGATGAGGCGCGGACGCCCCTCCTGGAGTTTTCGGACCGTGGTCGGTTCCTGTTTCAAGAAGATTCGATCGCGGCTCCGATAATCGGATCCCCACAGTCGGTAAAAGCGGGAGGTCATTGGAATGACACCGCCAAACGCGTCCATGAGCTTCTGATTTGTGGCACCATAAGGCGTCCACGCGGGGCCGGGAACAGCAACTCTATTCAGGGTCTCGACAATGCGCTGCCCGCGCATGAAGGAGAATGGTGCTTCAGGTACGCGCCAGCGAGCGGGAGAGTATATCGACTCAATCACCGCCACCGCCTCCCGCTGGACCGCGGGACTAGGCGCTTTCTCTTGGAAATTCACGCGCTTGGTATGCCAATTAAAGGAACGCTCCTCTGTCTCATCGTCTACCGTGGGCCAAGAGTAGCCCTTCCAGTCATCATCAGAAATGCCCGGAACTCGTCTGTTGACGAGCGGTTGTGTTCGAAGGAACAGTCTCTTCGCGTAACCAATATGTTGGAAAACCACGCGCTGTTGCCCCGTGTCTTCGCATTTTACTGCATCGACACGGGGGGCACGGCACTCATCACAGGACTGCCAACCGACGGGATCGAACTGGGCGCTGCTTGCGCAAGGCTCGTGACCCCCGCTCCCACATGAGTGAGAGACACCGCCACCTGAGGAGGCGGGGCTGACTGGCTCTGAGACGCGCTCGCACCCGCCAGAGCCTTGGTCGGGGCCGCGAGGAGGTTTGCCAATGCAGCGCGACCGAATGCCAAATCCTTGGCCTTCATGTCAGTCGACAGCTTAACGGCTGCGGCCAACATTGTGTCGCCTGTCGCTTGTGTACACTCCCCCGCTTTAACCATAGCGCTGACAATTTTCTTGCGAACCGGCTCTGGCAACTTCGCGAATCCCATAGCGGACTCGTTACGATGCCCTTGCTTGTGCTCATCTTCACCGACGGCATTAGCACGCTCTTGTTTCTTCTTTGAGCGTTTGCTGCCGGGCTTGGATGCTTTAGCCGCTTTCTGGTAGTCGCCATTATCGAGATCATCGGCATCCTCATGGTCAAACACCATCCCACGGCGTCGACCAGCACTCTCAGCCACATGGGCAGGCGCCGGGACAACCGAAGGAGTTTCGACAGGAGGCCGAGAGAGCATCGACACGGCTGCCCAGGTTGCGGCAGCAACATTGTCTTCGGTACGACCGCGCAAGAGTTCAAGCTCAGCACGCATGCTGGCCATCTCTGCCTCGCGAACTGCGACCTCTCTGGCTTGGGCGGCTTTCATAGCGATCACCTCCTCTGCCATCCTGGCCGTTTTCTCCGCGTCGGCCTTCTGCTTAGCAAGCATCTCGTCCTCAAAGACCTCATGCTGCTGGCCGAAGGCGCGGTGAATTTCTTTAACCACCACGTCAATAGGGATTGCGTAGTTCGGCGCCCCCTTCGTCGAAGAGGGGCCTGACTTGTGAATAGCGATCACATTCTGTCCGAAATAAAGCCCGCCGCCCGACCATCCGAACGAAGTCGAGATGTGGTGATAGACGACGTCGGCCAGCTTGCTGGCTTTCATGGCAGGACCTTCCGCCACCCGAATCACTTTGGGCTGGTTGACGTCCTGCAAGCCATACGCGCGAGCTGTTTTTACTGAATCGGTCAGATTGCCGGCTTGAGCAGTCGGCATCTTCCTGGTCGCTTGCACAAACGCGACATCCTCATTCGGACTTTCACGAAAGTCACTGCGCTTGAACATGATCATCTCGCCAGTCTTGACGTGACAAACACGCACAAAAGCCTGCCCAGGGCAGACGGCCTCAAGGTCGGCAATAACATGTCTGTTAGTGACCAGGTACCGAGCAGTGCCTTCCCCGTGTTGAAAGGAGAGGCCTGTCGCGTGGCCGACAACGGAATCCGTGTCAGCACGCCAAATTTGGTAATGGGCGGCAAATGCCTCCTCGGGTTTGATAACACGCGGCTCAGAGCCGGGTTGCGCAGACTCGAGGTTCTCCTTTTGATCGGAGTGTTTTTCGTCCACACTGACAACCGCTTTCACAGGAACTGTTACTGACGGAGACGCAAGAGGCGTTTTAGGCGCAGTGGGATCGGTCGTGAAGACGAGTTGCACAGGTCGACCGGGAAATTGTTTCCAGTAACCGTGCAATCCCTGCCCAACTCGTTTGCCGGTGGCAGGATCATCGACTTCAAACTGACCGGTCTTGACGAACGGCATTTGGTCGGTCAACGGAATGACACGCGGCCTGTTCCACATAGCCAGGGCAATAATCAAGAGGACGGCGGCATGCTCAATAAAGAGTAATCCGACGACATTGAGACCCCAATTGTTGAACTGGTCCGCGATCCAAGAGTTCATCGAATTCGCTCTTTGACGCAGTGTCGCACACTCTGTTTCGTGCGTCTCGGCAATGTTCAGTTTCTCCTGACACACGCCTCGATGCGCTTGACATTGGCTGAGTAGCGTACTGGTACGATTGAAGTCGGCGCGCAACTGAACGCACGCCATCTCCGCTCGCTCAAACGAACTCGCGATTTCCGGGCCCTCAAAGCCCGTCGCAGATGGTGTCGGGTACAGCGTCTGCCCACTGAGAATCAGGGGTTCCGGGAGTGCGGTCACTCTCTGCAAAGTGAGTGGAGCCGCTGCCACGGGTTCGAGCTGTCCGAACGCCAACCACGCCAAAACGATAACGCGAAGCATCCGCCCACGCTCTCTCGGGTGCAGGACCGGCCACCATCCTCGGACGTTGGCCAAGAGCTGACTCTTAGACGTAGACGGGAGCGGGAAGCCCTCGAGCCGACAAAGCTCAACGACTTTCGCAATAGGGGAACGCATAATAAGATACTCCAACAACTCATGAATGCCCTTCTGCACGAGCTGAACCGCCATCATGGCGATGCCCGCGAGATGTGAGGGCGAGTGCCGGAACATCCACATCAAAATGGACCGAATCGCGGTGGCGCTCGAACCGTCCTTCTTCGACGGGACAGTAATGTCGCCCGCCAGAACAGCGAGATAGCAATCCACCTGCTTAGGAACACCGACTTTCTCAAGGTACGGCTTCCATTTCGG